AGATGAAACTAAAACATTGTTCAAAAATATACCTGACGGGTTTTTAAAAGGTATATACCAAGTTTTAGGTCTTGGTGTAGATGGTAAACCGGTTGTTAGTACTAATAATCTTGTTAAAAGTATTTTTGGTGATTCTAAATCAGGAGGCATAGGAGGCAAGATTGCTGAAGCTTTAAAACCTATGACAGATTTTTTTGATGGTATATCTAGTAAAATAGGTTCTATTACTAAATATTTTCCTACCATTAATTTTAAAGCTTTAAAGGGGATATTAGGTGGTGGAGAGGCCGGCGGCGGCATAATTGGATTCTTCCAAAAAATTATATCAGCACTTGATCCTATTTTAACGCCTCTTAAAAAGATAATCGGATTTGCACTTAGACCATTTTTCCAAATTATTATTTCTGCAATTGATTTCTTTGTAGGATTTTATGATGGATTTATGGAAGGTGATAATAAAAAATTATTAGATAGAATTAAATCGGGAATCGAAGGTGGTATAAAAGGAGTTATTAAAGGGTTTACAGAGGCTATAGATTTATTGTTTATTAAATTGCCGGCATGGTTTGCTGATAAACTAGGATTTGAAGATGCATCGAAAAAACTAAAAGAGTTTAGCCTAACTGCATTGGTTGATCCTGCATGGGAAGCAGTAAAGAATTTCTTTAAAGAAGCATTTGCTAATCCTACTAGTAAAATTAGACAAGTTACTGCTAGTGTTGGTAGTATGTCTGAGCGACTTACAAAATATATCTTAAGAAACACTTTACCTGACCCGAACGTTGAACGGGCATGGTATGATCCTACGCGACTAGCAGTTATGAGTATTCCTAATTCTGTATATGAATATGCTGGATATACTAAAAATGATAAAGGGAAATTTGTATTAAAACCAGATACAAATATTAGGTCAGAAAAGTATGAAGGCGTTCAAGGATTAAGATCGGCAGTCCCACCTGGACCAGGCGGATCTGCACCAATTATTTTAGCACCATCAACATCAACATCGTCAACAACAAATGGATTTTTTGTTCCAGGAAATGCACAAAGCCCGATTGATGCATCAGATATGCTATTATCCAAATAAAAGAAAAGGGAGCCGAAGCTCCCTAATCCCCGACTACCGAAGTAGTCTTTCTCCTTTATTGTGTACCAACTTTTGTCCGAATCTTATTCAGCGACTAGGCCTAATTGGTTGGCTTACCTAATTAGTCGTCATTTGCCAATCGTGCAAAATATGACATAGTATCTTCATCACCAGATGTATCAATCTGCTCTGCCGTTACTGGCTCTGCCATACGTGGCTGAGGTGCTGGTGCAGGTTCATTAATCATGTTTTCCTGTTTAACAGTATAAGCACCTGCAGTTGATTCTTCACCGAGAACACGCATTAACTTTGCTTTTAGCTCATCATACGTTTTATAGTTCTTTGGATCTGTAAACTCACTGAGATTATGTAATTGGTTATAAACTGATTCCAACTGGGATTCATTTCCTTCATATAGACCAGATGGGCTAGCAAACTCAGACTTATCATAATTACGATATCCTTCGACTTGACGGATCTTTAATTTAAAGTCTGCGCCTTCCCAAAAATCAAATGGGTTAACAGGATTTTCATCTGCAAATTCTGGTTGCATAGAATCCATGATTTTATCAAAGATCTTTTTACCAAACTTATAGATGAATACCTTGCCTTCATTCTGTGGTGCAGAAGGATCTTGAAGAACAAGAACATTCGTTACATAGTGAAGACGACGCTTTTGATCACGAGCTTTCTGCTTATCAGATTCTATACCCGAGTTCCAAAGGCGCGAGTTAAGTTCCCCGACTGGATCAGTTTGACCAATAGAAGTAAGGCTGTTTTCGATATACCATTGACCAGTTGGTCCTTTGAATCCGTGATCCCAGTATCTGACCCATGGTAGTTCTTGATCTGCTGCTGCTGGGAGGAATCGTAGTACTGCATATCCATTACCTGCCTTATCTACGGTTGGCTTCCAAATCCGATCATCTGTATATGATTTCTTTTCGGTACCACCACCGGTCGATTCTGCGGCTTGTACTAGTTTCTGGATTTGGTCACGATTACGTTTTAGATTTTCAAATGTCATTTGTATTTCCTTGTATTTGCTGAAGTATTAAACTGAATTATTATACCGTATTTTTGTTGTTTTGTAAACATATTATATATCGATCTATTCAAAAAAAGCTGAGTCCAATGAATTTGTTTTTGGAAGAAAGTTTAAAGCCATTGCTTCACCTTCCAACTTTTCTTTTATAATAGGTGATATAAATTTTTTTACATCTTCGGGATCAATTTCATTTTTTTCACAAAGATGTAAGATAGTATCCATATAGGATAATTTTGTTTCGATTACTGTTGCTTCGATGAGCTTAGTAAATTTTGACTTAGTCAAAAAGTTATCTTCAATCATTTATCTAATACCTTCAATAGGATTGTGTCTGAGTTTAATCTACCATTTGGAACGGTTGTTTTAGTGGTAAGCTTCTTCCATTCGGTATCGATTTGCTTAACGGTCTTAGTTAGAACACCTGGTAAAAATTCATCAGGCTTACGTAATCTAACTGTTCGACTATTCACAGTATCGATATTCTTAATTGTAGTACCAGAAATTTCGAATCCTCCAACACTCTGTGTAATGTATTCGGTAAGCATCCTGGATTTTGTATTAAAGGTATACAATCTGATTTTGCCAATAATTTGTATAGGACTAATTGAAACCAATTTAAAATTAGAATCTTCAGATTTGTATTGTACCTTTGAAACTTGTTTGTCTGCTGCCTTAGGCTGTTTGACTCTCGTCTTACGTTGTGCCTTGGCAGCAGACTTAATCCTATCAAGATCGAGGAGCATTTCCTGACAGGACTTAATGCGGCGATTGAGTTCGGGTCTTTTCAAATGTGAGTAACCCTCGACGGCATCATCACAACGCTTATGATAAGCATCTTCATAATCTACCAACCATCCCTCAATCACCTGGCGGACAGGCAATGTTGCCGATCCTGCCAAACCGTGTTTCTTAAATAAACTATAAACGTCGATAGTAGTTTTTTCGCCGTCTATCCATTGATCTTCTAACTCAAGAAGATCCTGCATAATAGTATTACTAATCTTATTCTTAAGCCTTTCCATAGGCGAAATACTAGGACGTGCATCAGAATCGTTCTTTTTAATTAGCTTATCCTGGTAAATTTCTTTACCAAGGGAAATCATCTCAGAAGTCCATTTTGATAGTCCCGATGAATAAGCCTTAGACTTATCATCGTCATCCTTCTTCGGAGCATGTGTCAGCCAGAAGGCTGTTGCTGCACGTGAAGGATGTGAATAGAAATGATATTCAGGACAAGACATAATATACTGTAGATTAGCAGATTTTTTATGTTTTTCTTTAAGATAGTTTTTCAGTATCTTAGATATATCAGAATTCGACATTTCAGTTTGAAAATAATATAGAACCTGATCGAAGCCTTTTTCAATTGGTACAGCACTTAGTCCGAAACGACGACGTGTTGGTACCACTTTCTTTTGCTTTTTTCTAATAGCCATAATATTTGCTCCTCAACAAAATTTTATTATACAAGCATTCTACCATAGATTCAATGGAATGTAAACCCCCTATTTTCATCCACGCCTCATTTTTGCGTATATTTCTGGGTTATCTCCTCTACCGACTGGTACTGTATTTGACTTGTGAAGAGTGGCAAGACCGATGATGTATTCGCCTGAGTATTCATTCGCTCTTGCTTTTCCCTGGATGGGTGTAATGACGTCCGACGTCGGGACGCTGAAACGTGTTTCTGCATAATTCGGAACACTCGAGCCATTTGATTTATCCTTATCTTTGAGTTGATCTGGATGAACACCCATTTTCCGAAGCCATTTGTTATGCTCTTCTAAAGCTTTCTTAAAGCCAGGTGCATTTTTCATTTTACGTTTTTTAGTATTAAGACTAGACATACCACGGACAAGATGCATACTCATTTATAATACCTTTGATATAGATACTCCAGTTTGCGTAACTCGGGATGCTTATATATCCACATACCGGTATCAGGCTGGAAATGTTTACTAAAGAAAGAATCTAGTTCTTTGTTTCCAGTACGAGCAGATTTATCTATTCGAAGAGCCAATTCATCGAACTCGCCATCAGACATAATAGGATTGTCTCTGAACTCGTAGGCATATGCTGCGACTGAGAGCTTAATCCTATTACGGGTTTCAACGCAATAGTCAACCATTAGTTCCAGCCTTCTTCTGACTCGTAAGCTTTCTGGCTACGAACACGATCGCCATAATGTTCATCAAGATACTTTGGAGCATCTGTCCAAGCATTGATATTAACAGAATCGTCGGAACGATCTTCTTTAGCAGTAACGGAATAATCCCGAACCTTAAAGTTACGCTGCATTTTAGCATTGAACTTTTTGCTGGCTTTGCGAATAGCTTCTAAACGCTGTTCCTGGGACATATTTTTAGTGATAATAATTTTAGACATTTGGATCTCCTCTTTCCAATTATTCATACTATTCTATCATAGTTTTATCCAAATGTAAACCCCCTAAATCAATTTAATCTGAATAAATTTTATAAAGGTGATCTTCAAAAGCTTCTACTTTTTCAATTCGATTAGGCCAGAGGATATATTCTTTTTCAGGATTTTTCTTAAGATTATTGAGGAGAGGAACAATAGCATTATAAAGTTTATCCAATTTATCTTGTGTTACAGTAGCAGTACTAGCAACGCTTTCTACCCTTTGTGTAGCCTCTTGTACAGCTTGTAGTTCGGATTCATCTACTGCTGTAAATCCGAAATCGAAAAAATCATCAGACATGTCCATCTCTCCTTGCATTCATGTATTGAAC